GGTTTGCTTTTCATTTGCCAAAAGAGAAGTTCTTGTTCTCCAAGGATGAACAAGGTCAGAAGATTTTTGCTGTAAAGTTCATTGCCGCTGGGAACAAGAACAAACTGATTCCCGAGGTCAGGACGAGCTCGGAGAAGTCGTCGTTGTCGAAAGAAGAGAAAAGAAAGACCACATACAAAGAAAGAAAGAAAGCGGGCATAGAGCATTGTTTGAAATTCCTGCCCTTCTGCGAAAACCCCGAATCTCAGAAAGAGTTCTTCCTTCAACACACCAAGAAGGACGATTTAGCAGACTGTTTCTTGCAAGCAGTCGTCATTGCTAAGAAATTTTTCTCCGTGGAATTCCTCTGATTCTTCACACATGAAGCAAAGATAAGGAAGGAACCATGAGAGGATTCGAAGAAAAATCTAGGATGTACATATTGTACGGCCACATGATTTTTTTGCTCACTTGCTCGTTTACGTGCAAATTCTTCGCCTCCATATTTTTTTCTCGGCCGCAAACAAAGTTCCCGGAGCGTTCAGAAAAAAATCTCTGCTTAAAATGTATAAATAAAACCACTTATTTTCCTTCTTTCTTTTGTTAAAAAAATGCCTGATATTGTCAAAACTGTGGGAAGTCGTGTTTCAGTCTTTCATGGAAACGCCAAGCATACGTCTGGTGGGTTGAAGAAGCAAGACTTGAGAAAGAATAAAAACAACGAGATTGTAGCGAAAGCAGCCAGCGATCACAGCAAGAAGTTGTTCAAGCAGAATCCTAAGATGCGAAAACAATCGAAGGAAACTCTTCTGATCATGAGCGGTTTACCGACGATGACGTTGCAGGTGAAGAGTAAATTACTTGGTAGACAAATTACCGAGAAGGAAGTGGTAGACACAAGAAGAGCGGCTAAACAAGGTGTTGTACCTAGAAGATCGGAACGTTTGCCAAAAGCTTCCATGAAGAAAGCTACTGCCTCGAAAAAGGCCGGTTCGTCCAAGAGCAAGAAGTAAGACGTTTGTACAAAATAAAATCATCATTCCATCTCTAACATGTATCTTCTTCCTATGTGTTTTTAATGCTTCCGCTGCTGACGGAAGAATAGTGCAGCTTCTCGCGAAGGTAGCAACGCTCAATCTCCGTCGCAGACAGGGAAAGTGGCATGTAGCGAATCGTCGATAGCTTTGCGGAAACTGTATTTCCTAACCCGATCGACGCCGGTTCAAGGCTTTCAATAGGCGTGAACACCAGAATTTGTGTTTTGTGCAAATTCCCGTTCAAGTACAGCTCTACGGATCGTTCGTTGAGAACCACGGCGAAATGGAACCATTCTCCCACGGGGACGTTTTTCAAATCCACAAACTCGATGTTCCTTGTGACCCCTTTATCTTTTGTCGTAGTGAAACACACTCGCATGTCGTTCGTCACGTCTCCTAGCCAGATTCCAGGATACTGATCAGGAAGGGTGTCATAATCGGCTTTCGTCTTGCAGCCAGTGGCGACGCTCTGTCCTCGATGCATGACATGTTTCCAATATCCGTAGTTTGTATACCAATTGGTAATGTGCATCCAAAAAGCATACGTGAAAGTCAGAGGAATCTGCGCTTGTATCAAGTCAGAAGCAGCGATCGGTGGCCGACCGGAAACGTCGACAATCTGGTTATCATACTTCACAAAAGCACCATTCTCGTCGATGTTCTTGAAATCAACTCGACGCTGTGTGTACATCACGAAAATGACAATAGCAACCACGATGATGATGCACGCGATGACGATCAGGTTTCGCTGATAAGTCTGTGAAAAATCTCCCAATGCTTCAACAAATCCAGGTACTGTTTGCTGATCGCTCATTTCGTTCTTACTTTCTCGCTCTCGTATCTTCGATTCTTAGCTAATACTCGCGACAAAAAATTTGTCTTGAACTTCGTTTGAGGATGAGAATGAGGATGAGGCATCGCGAAAAATGAGAAGGAGGAGGAGGTTGCTAAGAACGGTGCTCGTTTGTATCCTATCATAGTTCACAAATCAAATTCAAACCCATGAATCCACAATTAGCTGAGCTTTTTCTTCACACTCTGTTTCCATGTCACTCGGAAATTCAAAGTCACAAGAAGATGCGTCGCGCTCATAGATCCTCACATCGAATTGCACTCCTTGGTGAAACTTGAAAGTTTCCTTCTCTGCCGCGGAAGATATGAACCTCTGACGATCGTGTGCTCGCGACCAGAGACTCATCTGTCGAAGGAGTAGACGATGTTTCAAAGTCATGACCTCTGGATTCTTGATCTTCGCAACCCCACGAAGATTGACACATCGTTCCTCGTGTGTATGTGGATGATGATACATGTAATCCAGATGGAAATGCTGGCGTCTGAGCCCAAGAAGCAGAAGTCGCTCGGTAAAATCGGAATCGTCCCAACCGTAGGTTCGAATTCGCTCGTCGTACCCGTTGATGACCTCAAAATCGCTGTAGAAGAAAAACGCGTTCCCGTGAAGATAACGTTCATTCTCATCTCGCGCGAGGCGCCAGTCGCCGACAAAGAAACATCCTTCCTCTAACACATGCGTTTCGAAGAAATCTTCAGACAGAGACACATCCGAATCGAGTTTCAGAATTTTGTCGTAGGAAGCACACGAAACGCCAAGATTTTGCGCAGCTGTGCGGTAAAAATCCGTTTCTCCTTCCACACGAACCAGTTTCACCTTTGGTAAAGATCTTTTTTTCTCTTTATCTGCATCTTTGTCTCCATATCCATCTGTGTTTCTGCTTGAATCATCTTTAAAGTATATCTGAAATGACTCCTCTAGCATTTGTTGTAAACTGGAAGAACATGTAGACGACCAGTCGACGATGACAATCTCGTCAACATTCTGTCTGAACCACGATTGCGCACATTTTTGAATATTCTCTGCACGATTCATGATGGAGATCACGATAGAGATTCCCTCTTTCTTAGTTTCTCTCTTTTGGACTCTGCAGTAGTTTGTCAAGAATTTACTTACGGACTCCAAATCTCGGTAAAATCTTCGATTTTCGTCAACCGCTAACCATTGTGGCGACGAGATGGACGTCTTCGAGAGCCTCTCAAGTTTACTGAATTTATAAGACGCATCTTCTTCGTCAAGCACATCGAGCAGAGACTTATGATTCAACCATAGCGAAAGATTGAGTATAGCGTCAGTGGAGGACTGTAGATACGAATGTAGCGACATGTTTGCGTTTGTGCGAGGAACGAGTTTTGCCTTTCTCTTCGTTTCTTCACCACCTCCTGGAGCCGCCTCGCTACTACATGTGACAACACACTTCAAAGCGGAACAGCTCTCATTTAATACAAGTTCTTTCGAGAAATCCGTGAACTCAAAGCTCGGTTTCCAACAGGTTTCATAGCGCGTAAGCTGTGTCTTGCTCATATACACTTTCACTCGTTCGCCGTTCACAGGAAAATCATGCATGAGAAAATCAATAAACACGCTGAACCCGAAGTAAAAAGTGATCTCAAACTCGTGAACATTCTCCTGCAACACGAAAGCTGTACATTCATCTTCAAAATCTTCCATGCTCATGGGAAAGAGCGTAGGAACAGAAACGACTCCTCTCGTATGGAGCTGCGATGATACGATATGTAGGAAAGAATCGTCTTTCCGCTTACTCGGGAAAAAAGGGTGTCTTCGGACGTCGCTTTGTATGCGATGAACATCTTCCTCGTTCTTTGTATCCTCTTGGATGCAGACATCATTCTCGTCAGGAGGATCAATATCGATGATGCAGTTAGTGACACTGGTAGTGACGTCGTTACCGTCGTCGTTCAAATCGGCGGGTCTCTCAATGTCCAGATCTTCGACGCTAATCTTTCCCGTTGTCTCCATGCAAGTATCGCTGCCCATGTGCATAAACCATTTGATGGAACTGTTTGCTTCAAAGTGGCCGTACCATCGTAAACGAATGCTTCGACAACGTTTACGGAAACAGTTTACATGAAAAACAAGCTTATCACACTCTCTGTAGCACTGATTTACAAAGACGTCAAATGCATGTGTGATTTCTCCATCCCTACTTGTAATCAAATCAATACAAAGCTGCTCGATATTTTCCCCCGCGAGAAAAAAGACAGAAACTATTTCTTTTTCTCTATCTAAATCGATGATCATCTGACATTCGCAGCATTTTTCCTTGATATGAAAATACTCGTCTTCTTTCAGGCTCAGAAGCTCAGCAGTGGAAGATACCAAATAGGTGGGTACAGACGTATGAATTGAAGTGATATTGCAGTCATTCAAACGAAGCGCTTGTGAAGTTGGGAATGCGAATTCGGTGGAAAAGATTTGCGATCGCAGCAACGAATTTTGCGGAGACCGGTTGGAAGCAGCAGATAAGAAAGAGGGAAGGAGAGGAGGAGAAGAAGAAGAAGAAGAAGAGGCACCCGTTGTCTCAGTATGAAATCTGGTTTGATCTCTTATTTGGTACTCGATCGTCGGAAAATACATGGTAGGATGCAGGAAGACGTATTCGCTGAGAGATCCAACGCGATGACCCCGTTGCTGGGAGATACGACTTCTACTGACGTGTTCTTTCTTTCCATCGATATACATGAGACTCTGAGAATCCACATGAATCGTTGCGATGAAATGGCAGAGATTAAGCACGCTGAAACCCGCTTCCAAAATCCTTCTGCTGATCAAATTATCGCATCCGGTCAGTCCAAGTGCGAAGTCACAGTTGTAGATTCGCAGGAAGATGTCGCTGCACCATATCCAGGTATCTTGCGAAAAAACCGCGGTTTCGTAACTATGCAGCCACGGATTCAAAAGAGATAAATCGCAATCTTTTCCATATATTTGTTTCTTTTCCATGATCGATTCATACCTGGTAAGCGCAAGAAAGCTCTTGCTCAAATCCATGGAGTGCAAGAGATGGAGAGAGGAAGTGAAATAAATATCAGCATTCGCAAGAACAGCTATTTTCCCAAGAAGAGTTCTGTTGTAGAAAGAGAATGCATCGGCGTAGGTCATGCGTTTTCCTATGACCACCTGTTTCAGCTTGATTCTAGCGTGCTCCGTCTCTTCACTGAAAAATCGTTCAAAACTAAACCGCTGTTCCGTGAGGACGTATATCTCATCTATGTAATCCTGGCATAGATTCTTTCGAAGACAGAGATCAATCTCTTGCTGTCTGAGCTTGTTGTACTTTCTATCGCCGTTGCAAACCGCATAGTACTGTACTATTAGTACAACATTTCGTAGATGCGAAGAAGACATGAATATCCTCCCGAATTTCTAAAAAAATATATAAATTGCAGACACTAAAATTGTGCCACTGAGAAA